CGTTAGGGTTGCTGGGAGAGTATGTCAACGGGCGGTTATCGCTTTAAAGTGAGACGGGGTCGGGTCCAGATCACGGTTTATAGCGGGCAATCCAGCTACGAAACGCCATTGAGCCTGGGTGATCGGATACTTGCCCATCAAGAACGATGGTACGGTAACCGAATGCTGGGGTTTTTCATCGTCTCCCTCTGGATCTCCCATCGTGAAAGTGCCGCTGGGGACCTTCACCATTTCAATGTTCATAGTCATAACTACTTGCTTGGTTCACTGAGTGCTGCAGTGGTTATGGGTTGCCCTACCTCTCTTTCACCAGAACGGCAAAGGGTCTGAGCGCTGGCTGAGGCTGGGGCGGTGGCAGGGGCTAGGGCGAGCGCGAAGCGCTCGCGATTTTTTTTTGCAAAATGAAGCCCCATGAAGGGGGCTGGGTGGTTAGAACTGGATTTGGATCGGTATCTGGATGGGCTGAGCGCTGATATCCGCTTTCAGCTCTTGCCAGAACTGATGGATGAATTGCCCTTCACTGTCTCCGTGCTTGAAGGCGTCCAGGTAAGGATCTAACTGCTGGGCGATCGCGCTTGCCTGTGCCCAGTCCTCGGCATTGAGGCTTTGATATAGGGCCTCTAAATGTTTGGCTGGGATGTGTTCGTTCCAGCTTTTGAACAGGGATCTAATCTGCAGTAGCTGGTCTTGTTGCTGGCGGGTGATGGTGGGCGGGTTCATGGTGGTTTACCTCTGGGTCATGCCCCGCAATGCTGCGGGGTGGATCTCGCTGGTCTGGCTGGCAGCGATCGCGATCGCTGCCGTGATGTTTACGCCCAAAACCTGAAAGAGAATTTCCAGGTTTTCGTATTGGGCTCTCTCTGGCTGACTCAACATTTTTTGTACTGCACCCAAGTATTTATCGGGTCGTGATGGTCGGCTGCCATCACGGGCGATCGCATAATTGAGTGCGATATTGTAGTCTGTTTTCCCTTGCCGTAACTGCTCTAGGATTTGCCTTAGCATAGGCTCTAGCCTCAAAGGTGGCTGTAATTTTAACATGCTCCGGCAAGTTACTGATCGGTTCTGGGCGGGGGTAGCACGTTTTTGATGTACTGGGGGAGAGGTTCGGCGGGGGTGCCGTCGCTAAAGGTGATCAGTCTTGCGAAGTCTTTATCGCTGCCACGAATGCCGCGACTAAACCAGATTGCTGCTCCATACTTTTGGGCTCCCGTGCGCCGGGTGTAAGTGTGTCCGCACCATACGACCTTGGTGGGTCCGTCATCATCGCGGGCGATCACGGTCGCGTGTATCCGGTCTGGCCAGGGGGTTCGATAGGCGAATAGGGGGAGCTGCCAGTCAGGGGCACTCTGACCCGCGATCGCTTCGAGCCGGTTGGATACTTTGTCCAGCAGTTCAAGCAGTTGGGTTAGGGGGTGGGCGTCGGTCTGGGCCTGCTCTGTGCCGTTCTGTTTTTTCTGGCCTTTCTGGGTGGTCATAGTTCAAGCCTCAATTGATAAGAGTCGTCAATCCTGCAAGGTTTTTGCAGGGTGGTTGTGCTGGCGGCTGCCGGTGGGGGTAGTGGTCCGTGATACTCGGTCCATAGGGGCGGATCGGCAAAAGTGCGATCCGTTGTCCAGCAGTAGGGTCCCTGAATGTTTCCGTCTAGTGCTGGGTGGCCGGTGGGTGGGTGGCCAGGGTGATAGTGACACCTCTGGCCGCTGGGTCTGGGGTTCATAGATTGGGGTGATCTAGGGGGTCAAACTCTACGGGCTCTGGGTCGCTGGTTTCCCAGTCGAGATCGTCAATTTCCCAGTCAGGTTTGAACGTTGGCGGGATGGGTTTTGCGGCCTGAATCGCATTCTCGATTGTGTTGCCGATATCTTCGGGGGTTAGATAGTCTGGCTGATAGGTCAGCTCCAGAGTGATGGTTAGGGTAAAGGTGCTTTGGGGAATGTCTTGCATGGTTATTTCCTGGGTAAAGTGGTCGCAGGCGATCGCTGGTGGGGCGATCGCCTGCGTTCTGTTTCTAAATGTTGTCGGCTTTTGGAGCCTTTCCACGGGCTACTATCCAGCGGTAGTATTCCGATCCCGCTAGGTAATAGCTCGACCCGTCAGCAGGCGATTTTTTTTCAGTGGCGAAAGCGTTAATACGCTTTTGGGTGCAGTCGCTGTCGCGCTCGTAAGCATATTCAAACAGCCGTTCCAGCGCGGCATTGTTTTTACACCAATGCCCAAGCCCGTTGCCCACCCAACCGTTTCGATAATCATTCGGATATTCGTTGATTGGGTGTCCCTCGCGGTTGCATGGGTACAACTCGCGCGGCAAATCGTAGCCGCTCCATACTTCGCCTTCGCCAGTTCCGTCTAGGAACTGCTGAAACCGAATTTCCTTCTGGTCGCGAGCTTTCAGATTTGCAATTCGCTGCGCTTCTTGAGCTTCCCGCCTTGCAGCCCTCCGAGCCTGCTGCGCCGCCAATTCCTCCTCAGGGACAGGTTCGTAGCTAAACGTGGTTTCCAGCCACTCCAGATCAGGCTCTTCACCTGGATATTCGGAGTAGGTGACCCCATCTAGTTCATATTTTTCTACTTGAGAGATGATTTCAGTGACGCGATAGCGCCGACCATTTTGAGTGAATTGATCCCCTACACGTGCGTCGCCACGGACGGTTTTACGTTTGTTGAGCATGGTTATTTCCTGGGTAAAGTGGTTGGGGGCGATCGCTGGTGGGGCGATCGCCTGCGTTCTGTTTCTAAATGTTGTCGGCGTTGTCCTGGGGCTGGCTGAGTCGCACCATTCCTAAAACTTTCTCAGCGCAGGATTGGGTAAGATTTTCAAGGCGGATATTGACGCGATCGGGGCGGTTGTGGACGCACTCGGCGTGGAACTTAGCTCCAGCAATCTCGCCATAAATAGCGGGTTCGTAGCCTTTGTAGTCTTTTAGGTGCCCGTTCCGCTCGCCTGCTGCATTCAGGCAATTTCTGAGGGTGGCTTTTTTCAGGGATTGATCGCGGTAGTGGTCGGTCTGGGCTGCTGCTCCGCTGTTGGTGGCTTGAGCCAGGGCTGCCGCGATTTTGGGTAACTTCTCTTTGAGCTGGTCTTGATTGAGTTGTTTCATGATGGTTATCTCTTGGGTTTGCAAAGGGCTCTGGCTGGGGCTAGGGCGGGGGCAATAGCTCAGGGTGGGTTAGGGGCGGTGCCGTCACGAAGTGCGGCACCATCCACCCCTATCGGGGGAGGTTCGCGACTATCGCTGCCGCTAGCTTGGGGGGTAGGTTTGAGAGGGTCAAATAGACGCGATCGCTGTCCCATCTGCAGGCCGCATCAACCTTAATTTCCCCTTTGGCTCCTGTGAGAGTGGGTCTGAGTTGATGGGGGCTGATGTGCGCGTTGGTGGCCAGTTCTTCGGCGATCGTCTCCAGGGCGGCTAACTTTTCATCTAGGGTTTGCTCGTAGATGCTGGGGGGTTTGGGGGCTGGTTCTGAGCGCTGGCCAGTGTTGAATTTCTCCATGTGTCCTGCGGGGCTATAGGTGGGGTCAATGACTTTGGTGCTGTTGTTCATGGTTTATTCCTGTCTTTAGGGTTTGCAAGGGTGGGCAGTGGCGACCACTACCCGGTGGAAGTTATAGCCAGGGGGTAGGGTCGAATTCGCGACTGCTGCCGCTGTTGCCTTGGCTGCCGTCTAAGCCGGGGCTGTAGTCGTAGGCTTGACGTTTCACTGTGCCGATCCGTTCACGGGTCAAGCGCCGTCGCTTCTCCTGGCAGTAGAGATCGAATAGGGCGGCGATCAGGTCACTTCTGAAAACAGCGTCAGTTGTGATGCGTTCCCAGTCGAACTGCTCAAGTCCGGTCGCATTTCTGAGTTGCCGCTGCAGGGTGAACCGGGCTGAGAAGATTTCCGATTCCGGGCGCGGGCTAGCTTTTGGTCTACCGTTCCCCTCCAAGCTTCGGTTTCTAGATCCCATTTGCTGGGGGGGATGAGTGGATAGGCGTTGCTCATGGTTGGTTGGTTTCATGGGTTTATTCCTGTTGGGGTGGGCAGTGTCACCACCGCCCGGTGAACATCTACAGGGGGAAGCGATCACTCAGAATCTGAGCATCATTCCGACTCAGCGGGGGGAGATATTTCTGCACACTGGAGTTATCTGCAAACCGGGGCTGCTTGCGGATAAGGTGCGCGGCAAACTTTTCTTTATCCCGTTGGGTTACGGTACGGGCCACTTTGTTGGCCATGGCTGTTAGAGGGCTGCACAGTGGGCAGAGTCGAGGACTGTTCTTCTGCGCTTTCAGCTCGTTCTCTCTGTTTCCTGACCACTCTCTGACGCATTTAAACTTGCCCCCGCGTTTCTTTAGCTCTCGGGTGAGAGCCGCTGCGGTACCGGCCCGGTGCTGTCGCAAACGGGTAGGTAGGTGCTGAGTGCTGCCTATGTAGTGCGCGGAGTGCCCTACGGGGGTATCTGCAAAGCAAAGCAAATAAGTGGTCCTGGCCATGGTTTAATCTCCCTGTCGATAGCCCCATTATAACGTACTGCAGTATGGTAGTACGCATGTATAAGCAATGCTGAACAGTGCGGGGGTTGACACTGGGACGGCATGAGGGACGGGCAAAGTAGCCGCTAACCTGGCGCTGTGGAGCTGGGCGCTGTGGAGCTGGGCGCTGGACATGCTGGAGCATGGTACAATGTAGGGGTACCGATGGAGGAAAGCTATGGGGATGGTGATTGCTGTAACGGGGCCGCGTCGGCTAACGCCTGAGCAAGCCGCGATAGTGCGGTCTGAGATGGTGGTTGTGATGGTCAGTAAGGGTGACTGCGAGGCGCGGCTAATGGTAGGGGACGCTACCGGGGTGGATGAGATAGCGCGGGAGCTAGCCGCACTATGCTACGGCTACGCGGTGTTTGAGGCGCTGGGCCGCCAGCCCTGGCAACTACAGCGACGTAGCAAAAACATGATCGATATCCTGCGGCTGGCGGGGGGTGAGCTTCACGCCTGGCCTAACAAACTCTGCCCCCAGGGGTTAACGCTTTCTAGCTGGCGGGGTTCGGGTACCTGGGGCACTATGCGTTACGCTGCAGCGCTGGGGGTGCCTGTGGTGGTGCATACTGAGTTGATGCCTGGCGGGTTTGTGCTGCCAGACTGGCTTGATGCTGGTCAGCAAGCAGAGCTGCCGATTTAAACCCTGGCTGGGGCTGAGTCTCACGTAGCCAACCGTGAGACCCGGCATGAGACGGCTGCCCAAGCCTTGAGCCTGTCCCCGGTTCGGGCAGGGGTTTGGGGCGCTGCCCCAAGAGAAATAAATGCGCGTAGCGCAACGCTATAGATTCCTCCTGCCGCCTGGCTTGCGCCCCCTGCTAAACTGCCGCAGGGCTGGCGATGGCCTTGCCAGAAAAGAAACAGACCGCCACCCGCGCCCATCGCCAGCCCCAACGGCTGAGTCAGCAGGGGAGCGCAACGCCAAAGGCAGGGAAGATCAAAGCGGCACCGCCGCAACCGCAGATCTATCTTCACCACTCACCGATCAGGATCTAGCCTGGGGCGCACTGGCGCGGAGCGCTGCGCCTCGGGCGGCAAGCGCAGGGCGTTATAGCCGGGATAGGGGTACCGGCTTTGCTGGAGATAGGCGCGGTTCTGAGCCCTTAGCGTGGCGTGTCTGAGGGGGGCTGACGCGAGGAAGACACCCGAAGCCGCCAAAGCTGGGAGAATGGCCCGACTAGCTCCACCCGAAGGGCGGGGGCCCGGCGACGTGGCGACAGCAACCGTAGCCGATCGCTATCGCTAGCACCAGGGCCTGGGCTGACGCGACGGCGCATCCCCCAACGCATCCACCAGAACGCCATGATCTAGAAAGATCTCAGGAGCACCACCATGCCTATTGATCGATCACGCTATTCCCAGGATTGGGATCTGATATCCCTGAGGATCAGGGAGTCAGTTAAATGGACCTGTCAGTCTTGCGGGCGTCCTTGTCGAAAGGCTGGAGAGGATCTGACCAGTTTTGCTGAACGGGTCGAGGGGATCTTCCACCCGGATCTAGACTGGGCCAACCAGACAGCACATTTAACGATCGCCCATCACCCTCAACGGTTTACCCTAACCGTTGCTCACCTGGATCAGAATTCTTTGAATAACGATCCGGGCAACCTAAGGGCGTTATGTGCTCCTTGCCATCTGAATCACGATCGCCCTTATCAGATGCATAATCGCTATCGCAAGCGTGAGCGCAAAGGGCAACTGCGTTTACCACTGGGGGTCTAACATGCCAACTGACCTACTCAAAGGCGATCAATTGCCGTTAATCGTTCCGCTGCATGATCGCCCCCGTTCGGAATGGCCAGCCTGGACGGAACTATCCTGTCCGTTGCTCTCCGGTCTGAAGCATGGCGATCGCGTTCGCGATAGCTGTGGCATTGGCATCATTGAAGTGGAGCCCAACCGGGGCGTCTATGTTAACTATGGCCATTCCCGATCAAGGTCCCTGTTCAATCGTCGGATGACTCGTCAGCTATTCAATAAGTTGCTATCCAGGGGCGATCGCGTCCTCACTGATTGGGGGAAGAGAACCGTCCACCACGCCAGCGATCGCTACTGCTGGGTAGCGACCGATAGAGAGGTAACCATCGTGCCGGTGCTGCTGGCTCAAGTTGAGACAGCGGAGTCGCAAGCTCATCCACCAGAACACCTTTCAGGTGGCCGGGGCGTTAGTTCCGCCCCGCATCGCCACTCTAAAAAGGGTGAAGCGTCTGGCTATCTGAAGCAACGGATCGGCAATCGCCAGCGGAAAAATCCTAGCGTCAGCAACTATTACTGCTACGATTCACCCGAAGGTAGGGTGAGCCGCTACGTTCCAACTAAGAAGCTGGCTGAAGTGCAGGCGGCGATCGCTGCGCGGCAGCCGGTAGCTGCCATTCTGGAGCTACTTTCCTAAGTAGTTTTCCAACTCCTTACATTTACTGTGGGGGCTTCATCAAGTCGGGGTAAAGGTCGAGCGCTTTGACTGACGCGAGATCGCTGCTCAATGGTGAAACTGGGCATAGGCCGATCATTGCGAGGTAAGGCCGGTGACCTTTAACCGCATCATTCAAATTCCAGCCGATGTTGTTCAGCTTCCCCTTCCCCGCCCCGATCAAGACACGATCGCTGGCGTGGCTGACGTTACGATTGCTTTAGCCCTGGGCGTGTACGTCCTTCGGCATTTGTGGGCTTCCCAGGTGCGATCGCACAATGACGATCAGGAACTCCTTGAACATTTGATTGCTAATCAGTTTGAATTGCAGAAGCTGCTCATCACGCTTATTTCAGAGCTTCGCTCTAAAGGGGGTCCTTGATGGCCGCTGCCACTGCACCAGCAAAAGCAAAACGGGGGCGGCCCAGGAAAACGCCGACCCCTGTTGACCTGGCCAAGATAGAGAGATTGGCTGGCCTGGGCTGTCGGTTGGATGAGATCGCGATCGCCTGTGACGTATCCCCTGCCACTCTGGATCGCTGGAAGCAACGGGATGATGTTTCCTTGGCCTATCAGAAGGGGCGGATTGAGGCTAAAGCCAATGTGGCAGAACGGCTGTATGACCTGGCTATGGATGGTGACGTTGCCGCTGCTATCTTCTGGCTGAAATCTCAAGCAGGATGGACCGACCGGCCTCAGCCGGAGTCAGTTGATCGGGCTCAAGTGGTGGTCTATATTCCTGACAATGGCCGCTAAACTAAGGCCATGAATACGCTCCTGCAAATCGGCGCAATCACATCCTGATTTGTCTTTGGCGATCGCTACCTCCCCGGGGCGATCGCCTTTTTGTTGGTCGGGCAACCGGGGCAATCGGGGAATTCTCCGGGTTCGCTGGGGCTGTCGCAACAGCATAGGACAAGGCCAGCAAGCCATAGTGCGATCGCCAACCACTGGGACCAGGTTAAGTGTTTGTTTGGCATAACAGTGCGATCGCCTTCACTAGATATAGTTTCTCGCAGGTGCGCGTCCCCACGTGCCCGGGTGCGCCTGAATCGACTCTCCGGGGTCCCCTCCCCTTGTGCGAGTTGTGGTGTGTGTTAAGGGTCACGCAAAATTTTTTTCTTTGGGCAGGATAAGGGTGTTGAGTCTTGCGGTGCGAACTTGCAGATTAAGCCTCAGGCGGGGCCACAAACAGCGTTCCTAAGCTCTTCTGCCGATATTGTGATCTATGGTGGCGGGGCGGGTGGGGGAAAGACCTGGGCGATTCTGATGGAGGCGTTGCGCCATATAAAGAATCCCCGATTTAACGCGACCTATTTCCGCCGGACCTACCCGCAGATCAAGAATCCGGGCGGCTTGTGGGATGCCTCCATGGAACTATGGCCCTATGTGGGGGCTGAGGCCAGGCCTTCGGCAATGAAATGGTTGTTCCCTGCCGGGGGCTATGCCGTCATGCGACCGCTCAAGAATGAGTCCAACGTCCTGGACTGGCAGGGTACAGAGCTGGTTTATGTGGCGATGGATGAGCTGACCCACTTCACCCCCTATATGTTTTGGTACCTGGCCTCACGCTTGCGTTCTACCTCCGGCATCGCACCGTATTTGCGGGCGACTTGTAACCCTGATCCTGATAGTTTTGTGCGGGTTCTGATCGATTGGTGGATTGATGAGGATGGGTTTCCTGACCCCGATCGCTCTGGCATTTTGCGTCATTTTGTCCGCATCGATGATGCGCTGCAGTGGTATGACGAACCACAGCTTGATGACTTTGGCCGCCGCATTAGCAAATCGCTAACCTTTCTTCCCAGTACGGTTTACGACAATCCAGCACTGCTGCAGAAGGACCCTAATTATTTGGCCAATTTGAAGTCTTTGCCCAAGGTGGAACGCGATCGCCTGCTGGGGGGGAACTGGAACGTTAAAGCCGTTTCCGGCAAGGTCTTTAGGTCTGACTGGCTGCCGGTGGTGGACTCCCTCGATGCGGTGGAATGGCGACCCGATACCCTGTCTCGAACCGCTGGTGTTCAGTGGTGCCGGTTCTGGGACCTGGCGGCTACTGAGCGGGCTGTTAAGGGTAAGGACCCGGATTGGACGGTGGGTGCAAAGTTGGGCTTGTATCCTTCGGGTAAGGTGATTTGTGCTGACGTTTTCCGCGATCGCCTGGGACCCGATCAAGTTGAGCGGGCGATCGTGGCCACCGCCTCGCAGGATGGGGTTAGCTGTGCGGTGCGATGGTTCACGGATCCGGGTCAGGCTGGCGTCTATCAGACTCAGCGATTGCGCTCGCTGCTGCGCGGTCTGGACGCTAAAGGGCATACTTCCAAAATGGATAAGCTTACTCGGGCAAAGCCGCTGTCTAGGGCTGCTGAGTTTGGCGAGTTCTTTTTACTTCGGGCTCCCTGGAATCAAGAATTTATCAATGAGTTGATCCAGTTTCCTGATGGAGCCCATGACGATCAGGTAGATGCAGCTAGTGGTGCGTATCAGGTGTTGACGGGTGAGGGGGTGGCGAGCTTTGGGCAGTCCAAATTCAGAGGATAGCTGGGATACTCACAGGAATGAAGTGCTGATGACCATGCAGTATGAGCAGCTGATCACCATGGCGATCGCTTGCTCATCTCAATCAACGGCTTCTCTGCGCTGCTGGCTAACTGCGCTTAAAGCACTCCAGCATAAGCTTCAGCCGGTCTACGATAATCAATTGAATTTTGAGCAGAGATTGACTTCTGATGAGGTATTACTCAATTCAGACTGAGGAGCATGGAATGGTTAACCTGCCCTCAGTGACTACGATTTTGGAAGCGACTCGACCGCTTGAGCAACAGTATCGTTTACAGTCAGCGATCGCGAGTAATCCTGCCCGGGCGCTGCAGAACAGGGACGCCGCTAGAGAGCGCGGCAACTACATTCACAAGTATGTTTCCCTGAGGCTCCAGGGCGCGAAGATTGGCCATGGGCTGTACTCGAAATGGTTGCGGCGTTTGGATCCGTGGATCATGGCTATCAATGCTCATAACGGGGGTATGATCTGGTGCGATCGCCTCGTGTGGGATCTCGATAATAGATATGCTGGGACCTTTGACCTGATTTCTTCTTTGCCTGGCTATGAGGGTAATACGCTGGTTGACTTAAAGACTTGTGCGTTTAAGGCCTGGCCTGAAGCTATCCACGAAGCGCAACTGCAGGCGGCTGCTTATGCTGCGGCTTGGAACCGGCAGCAATGTGCTTTGAAAGTGGATCGGGTGGCCAGTGTCCATGTTTCGCCCTATGCGCTTCAGGTGGAAATTTCCGAAGGTGACGATTTTCGGGTTCTGGTGGATGAGTTTTTACAGCGTCGTAAGTTGTTTGGTTCCCGTGCTACAGCAGCGCTGGATACTGAGGATCCGGCGATGAGTTTTGAGGCTCTTTAAAAAGGGGGGGTTGTGGGATACTTCAGGCCGCGTGGGTTTGAGCCTAAGTACACTGCCAGGCAAACAGCGCTGTATGTTTCTCGTCGGGCGCGTCTGTCTCGGGGGTTTCGCATTTTTCCAACGCGATCGCAGTCGGTAGGCTTGGGCAAGCAGAAATATTTTTTCTGGAGTCCTCGCGGGCCGAGGCCTGCGGGGGAGTGGGAGGTACTGGTTCAAAAAGGTGCGGATTCTAGCGGGGGTGGTGGTTCATCCTGGCAGCCTGGCTCCGGCGTGTGGCGTTTCCTTTATGTCACCAGCTATCTTGTCGTGAGCTACAGCTCGCATTTCTGGCACTCTGGATCAGGAAACCTAACTGAAGAGGGTTGGAACATTCGAAATGCTTGGTCCCTCTCGCTCCCCTATAAGGACGACCCCACTTATATTGATGGCTATAAGTACCCAGAAGAGGGCAAGTCTGAAGATCTCCGTTTCTATGATCTCCCTTATTGGTGGGAGGATGACCCAATTCAAATCGTTGATACGGGTGATTGGATTACCACGTATCCCAGGCTGATTGAGCCTGGGGTCTATTACGATGTTTACACCCATCGTGATGTCAAGGATTGTTACGAGACTTACTATTCTCCGCCCTGTCCAAACGTTAACGGGGGCGAGAATGTTTATGGGACATTCTTCTATTTGGGGGAAAAGAGTCGTGCTTATTCCGTCGATTGCTCCAGTGCGATGGATTATGAATCAGCTAAGGCCTGGGCCGATGCCAAGATTTTAGAGGTTCAGCGGGATTGGCCTGCTGTTGCCCAACCCAGTTTTTATCAGGCAGTCAATGGAGACACAGGGGAGGCGATAGGTCCTGGTTTTATTGGTGGGGAGGGTGGTGATCCACCGCCCGGCACTATGAATTGTTCAGGCGATCGCTACTATTCCTGCACCTGTCCTGACTATGCTAAGGCTGAGCTTCCCCGCCAGGTACCCACCGCTCCGAGTCACTATCAGCACAGGACCTGGCCGCAATGCCGCCCAACCTTTCCATGTAAGCATTGCGTCGCTGCTGCGGTGGCGGAGCAAGACTGGGAAAACATAATCTGTTGGGCTCGGGAAGCGAGGGACGATCTACCGGCTCGGGAGTTGTGGGATGAAACGCTACAGCTCTTTAGAGAGTGGCGTCGTGGTCAACGGCAGCGCCGTAAAGTTGCTTATGAGGCGGAACGGGAAAAACGCCGGGCGGCCTATGAGCAGCGTCGGGCGGATCGTGAACAGGCTGCCGATAGCTTTGATCGCATCCTTTACGGACGTGATCTTGATCATGCCCGTGGCACTGAACGTTACTTTTCTGGTGATCCGATTCGAGCGACTGAGCTTTACGAGCGATCGCTAGATGCGAAGTACGACTATCAGGAATATCAAAATCGCCGTCAGCGTCGCAATGATTGGACGCCTGAGGGCAAAGAGGGTAGTTCTGGTCCGTTGCATGTCAAGCCAGGACCTACCAATGAGATAGAAGAGATTAATAAGCGACTTAACGATCTGGCCTTAGTGGATGACATGGCCAAATACATCGCGGACAATTACTGGAAAGTCGGCTGGGAGGCCCCAGCTGGCACAGATCCCTTTAACCGTTAGAGCCATGGCTTTTGCTGCAGCAACTACCGAAAAAGTTCTGACTTTTCTTGGGTATCCCTTTGACGATTTTGAGCGTAATTATGTTCAGGGCGCTTTGGATTTAATCGAAGCAATGACCGATAGCACAACTTCGGCAGCTGCAGTTACTCGTATTGAGGGGTGGTTGACTCAGCTAGAAACCATCGAAACCAACATCAATACAGAGCGTGATATTGAGGGAACGACCAAGCTTTCCAACTTGCGTTATGAAGGTCGGCGATTGGTTTCTTTGGTGGCCAATAGCCTAAAAATAGAGGTACGCTTTGATGTCTTTAGTGCTGGTGCTGCTGCGTCGTAGGTAATTATGTTTACTGATGTCGATAAAGAATCTATCCGCCGGTGGCTGGGTTACCCTGCCGAGGCAAGCTGGCTAACGTTAATTGATCAGCGTTGCAATGATGCTTATGCGGCGTCTCCTGCTGTTGTGCAAACTGTCCGCTCCCATCTCCGCGAGCTGGCCCGTATCGATCAGGAGATCAAATCCTCTCGACCTTTCGCCGATCGCACTCTCACCAGCAATGCTTCTGGTACTAGCCAGCGATCGCCTTCCTTCGGGCGTGAATACTATCAACAGCAAATCCGGTCTTTGGTGGATTCGATAGCACAGACCTTGCGGTTGGTCGTTCGTTCGTATCCCCAGGCTGCTTCTAGTGGGTGGAGTTCCACGGGCAAACTAAGGAGAGCGTGACGATTTACCTGATGGTCTGGAGGCTCCCTGGGAAGGGAGCCTTTTTCTTGGCAGACGTTATCAAATGTCGCGTCTGTAGCCTGATTAGGGTAAAACAGTGTGAGACTCTTAGGTATTACTGTGCGACTTCCTAAACGGTCTGAGCAAGATCCTAATTTGCCTGACTTCAAGAGTGCTGATTATTTGCTACAGGCTTCTAGTTGGCGTTTCCTTGAGGACGTTTACCGTGGTGATCGCGCCTGGGCGGATTATCAGGAGGATGGCAGCAAGAAGCCTAATAAGCGATCGCGCCTGTATTTGCCTCAGGAGTTGGGTGAGGATGATTCCGAATATGCTTATCGGTTTCAGAACTCCAGTTTCTCAGATAAGTTTGGCCAGGCTGTTCGTGATTATGTTGGGCTGGTTTTTAATAATGGTCTGCGGCTGCTGGATGTGCCTCCTCAGATATTGTCGGCCTGGACCAATCTCGATGGCAATGGGTTGAACGGTAACCGACTGCTGGCGACGCTGGCCCTGAAGGCTCTGAGGCGGGGTCATACTTTTTCTTTGATTGACTTCCCGGCCTTGGATGAATCGATCCGGTCGCTGGCGGATCAGCAGGGGCGGTATCCCTTTTGGTCTGACATTTCGCCGCTGCAGGTTTTGAACTGGCGGTTCTATCAGCAAGGGCAGCGACAGATGTTGAGCCAGGTATCGATCCAGGTGGATCGGTTTAGTTCTGTTGGCCGATATGGCGAGCAGCGCGAGACTCGGTTCTTGACTTTGCAGCCTGGCTATTTTGAGGTGCATGTAATTTCCAGCGATCGCAATCGGCGTCGGTCTGCTGAGTTGTTGGAAAATGGTCCCATGGGTCGGCGTCGTAATGGGCGGCTTATCCCGTTTGATCACATCCCCTTTCGTTGCATTTATGGTGGGGACCGGCAGGGCTTTTTTACGTCTAACCCCACCCTGCTAACGTTGGCTGATCTGAATATCGAGCATTATCAGATCAAGTCTGACCATCGCCAAAAAATGCATCGCTGTTGTTTCCCTCAGGCGGTGCGCGTCGGTGGCCAGGGGGAGGATCTGATCTTGGGGCCTGGCACGATTGTTGATGTCCCGATAGGTGGGGCCTTCGCCTGGGCTGAGCCCCGGGCGGATAGTTTAGATCGCTCGCGTCAGCAACTTCTGGATATAGAAGCTGCCATGGATTTTCTGGGAATTGATTACGTGGTGAAACCCAGCGATCGCCAGGCAGCTGCAACGACAGAAGTTCAAGCCGCTAAGGTCGAATCGAAGTTATATTTGTTCGCCTCTGATTTTGCTCAAGGCGTAACTGAATGCTTGTCTGATCACGCTGCCTATCTGGGTTTACCCTCGGGTGGTCGCGTGGAACTCAATACCAAATTCTTTGAGCGCACGGGGTCTGACCCGCAGCTGCTACAGGTTTATTTACAGATGAAGCAGGAGGGGGTCTTAGACCGTACCCAGCTGTTGCGATTGGCGAGAGATCGCAACTTTATACCGGCCACGTTTGATGTAGATGGAGCGAGTAAGAATGGTGAAACTATCGAAACAGGTTAGCGATCTGAAAACACGGTTACAGAGTATAGAGGGGGCGGCTGATGTTCTGGGGGATGTCGATTCTCTTATTTCTGCCGCTGCTCAGTTTGACGATCTTGATCCGGTGGCGGCTAAGAATGCGATTGGTGAATTGCCTCAACTGCAATCGCAATTGCAAGAATTGCAGGGCAAAGCTGGCCAGGTCGATACTCTGACTGGGCAGATCAACGATTTAACTCAGGGCTCACAACAGCTGCATCGTGAATTGATTGCTGCTCGCACCGTTAGTAGTGCTGGCATTCTCCCTGAGTTCAGAGATTTGCTTGAGCCTACGATTGCTGCCGCTGCCGTGGCCGGGGCGGATGGCAAGTATGCTTTGCCCGACGATTTTTTGGGGGGGTTGAAGGAGCGTTACCCTTCGGCGTTTGCGGCTGAGGAAGGGGCCGGTACTGGTGGGGCTGGCCAGTCTGGGCAGGCACCTGAAACTACTTCTTCTCGCACTGTTAAGGTTGGCGATGATCGCGTCATCTCCGGTGTGGATCCTGATGAGGTCTTGAATGGCTCCGTCAAGTTGGCTTAGCTCCTGGCTGTTCTGTTTTAGTGAGGTTCCTTTATGGCTTTAGATGATCTGTATGGCAAAATCCTTGCCCTGGGTATGCAGGTGGTGCGACAGCAAACCTCTTTACCGGCTTTGGTGAATCATCAGACTGAGGGCGAGCGCGCGAATGAGATGCGGCGTGGGGGCCAAACCGAAGTGATTGTGCCGCCGGAGTTTGCTACCCGTGATGTGGTTCCCGCTTCGACGCCTCCCGCGTCTGGTGCTAGTCCAGCACCTAACACTGTGCCTGTGCCGCTTAACTACTGGAAGGAAGTTAATTTTCCTCTGAGCACTAAGCAAGTGGCGCTGATGGAGAATGCCGATCGCGACGTGCCCATGTTCTTACGCAATGCGGTAGGTCCGATTGTTGAAGATATGACGGCATCGATCGCGGCCCAATATAAGGGCATCTATGGTTATGTCGGTACTGCTGGTACGACTCCGTTTGCCTCGACTCCTACTGAGGCACAGCAGGCTAAAACGACTTTGACTCGTCAGCCTTGCCCTCGTTGGATGCGGCAAATGGTAGTCAACACTGACGCCTATGCTAATGCGATCGCCCTTCCCCAGTTCTCCGAGGTGTATAAGTTTGGCTCTGATGAAGCGATCAGGGAAGGCGAGGTTCGCCGGGCGATCGGCTTTGACTGGTGGGAGGATGTCGGCCTTGATGGCCTCCAGCATACGACCACTGCCAGCCTGGATGATTGGCTGGTCAATCAGGCGGATCATGCCGCTGGCGACACTACGGTGACTGTAGACTCCGGGGCGACTCCTGCTGGGGTGGGAGATATTTTCACGGTCGCTGGTGACTCTCAAACCTATGTCGTCACAGCTTCCACTCCCACAACAATTACTTATCAACCTGCCGCCAAGGTGAACTGGGCTGATAATGCTCAGATCACGTTTAAGGCGTCCCACGCTCTGAACTTTGCTTTCAATCCGTTTGCCTGGGCTTTTGATTCTCGTCCGGCGGTGCGTCTGAGTCTCCCCGGTGTGACGTCTAACTTTATGACCTGGGTGGATGATGAAACCGGCGTAGTGCTGCGCTTGGAAATCCGTGATGAATATCATCAGACGGGGTTCTATCTCTCCTGTCTCTGGGGGGCAGTTCTTGTCGATCCGCGTTTGGCTTGTCGGGTGGCGGGCTGATGAATAAGGGGGAGTTGGTAGACGCGATTGTTCGACAAACTGGAACAACTAAGGCCCAGGCTGAGGCAGTGGTAAACTCGGCGATTTCGATCATTCAAGATCAAGTCGCTTCCGGTCGGGTTGTAACCCTGCTTGGATTTGGTACGTTTCGAGCTGGGCTGCGTAAGGAGCGCACGGGGCGCAATCCTAAGACTGGCGAAATTCTGACGATTCCGCAGGCAATTGTGCCTAAGTTCCAGCCTGGTAAAGCGTTTAAGGAGTTGGTGAAGGAGAATGAAACTTGAAACAGTGGCGATCGCTGATGGCTTTGGCGGTTATGTCGTTATCAATCGGTCTGATTATGATCCCGCCATTCATTCTCTCTGGGCGGCTGCCGACGATCCGACCCCGCCTGAGCCGCCGCCGCCGCCGGTTGAACGTGTCTCCACTGGGGCGATCGCTCGCCGGGCGACTTCGTTAATGGATCTGAAGACGGTCCCCGAACTAAAGGAGATGGCAAAGGCTTTCGGTGTTTCTGGTTATTCCAAACTGAAGCAAGCTGAGCTGGCCACCGCGATCGCTACGGCTGAGGCTGACCGGGGGGAGCTGCCGACAACTGAGACTGATTAACCTTGGGTGCGCGTCCCCACGCGCCTGGGCGCGCCTGAATCGACTCTCCGGGGTCCCCTCCCCTTGTGCGAGTTGTGGTGTGTGTTAAGGGTCACGCAAAATTTTTTGTTCTGGGGGTTGAATGGCTTCGCCGATCAATTTCAACTGGGTAGATGAGGAGGGCAACCATGCTGGTGGGGTGTCGTCTGGGGTTGGTTTTACGATCGCCTGGCAGCGTGGACCGCTCCAGGTCGGGCGCAATGGTGCATTTCTTATTGAGGTTCTGCAGGCTTGCGAGTCGCAACTACAGCATTTCCAGTCTGGTAAGTTTGCCTGCCGGGAAAACGAGATCGCTTTACAGCATTTGTCTGAAGCGATCAATGCTCTGGAGTCTCGGCGTCAACGTCGGATGGCAGAGGGTAAGTTGGGTACGCATGAGGCTTGACCATGGCCAGTTTTGAAGAACAGTTTTTGCTTAATTTAGCGGCGATTAATCAGGCTTTAGGCGGGTCGCAGGTAGAGCTAACGACGCCTCGATCCTTCGAGTCCGATTCTTTGTTAATGCTGCAGGCGATCGCCTTGGCTGCTGCTGGTGGTGGTGCTCCTGGTGGGGGAGAGCTGGCGTCTCTCACCCCGCCACCTAGTCCTGGTAATGGCGATCGCTGGCTAGAGATTGATGCTGCCGGTTACCCTATCGAGCGCTGGTACTGGGATCACACACATGATTTATGGCTTTCCCAAACGATCTACAGTTGGCAGTGTGCGACGTCTGATCGCAATTCCCAATATTTTGGGGATTATGTGCCGACTCAGTACACGCATATCTATTCTGCTTTTCCGGATCGTGACTCTTTGTTTTTGAGTTTTTCGGTTTCTTACTGGTTGGAAAATCCTTGCGACTCGTCTAATTATTGGTATCTGTACTTACGGGCTTTGGGGAATGCCTCGGAGGCTGAAATCTTAGGGGGACATAGTACGGCTTCTTCAACGGCTGCGGGTGATCATCATGCGAATGTGCCTATTGGTATACATGGTTTGAGGGTTGAGACGTCAAACAGGCGGATTGGCATGGACCTGGTATTGACTGACTCCGCTGGGAATCCTCCAGCGATTGATCTATGGGGGGCAGTGGTGCGTTATCGGAGGATCTATCAGTAATGTCAGAGTTTCCAGAACTGAGCATTCCTATTCGTTACTGGCGTCAATTCAGGGAAGAGCTTTATAACCACCCTTCATTTTTTGATTTCTTGGCGTCTTCGCCGGTTGCTGTTGATTTAAATACTGTCCTCTGGCAGGGAGAGATCTACTTGGCCAATCGCCATTGGCGATGGCTTAAGGACCATGGCCTGGTGCCTGCCGATCTGGAGGCAGCGATCGCCGCCGCTGCTGCCACTCATAATCTGGCTGATATCTGGGCGATCGTTTCTGATCTGTCGTAGGCCAGGTTCCCCTGGCCGATTACGGGTGGGTGGGCGGGGGTTGGCGAATCAGAACGTAGCCGATCGGCTGGGGTTAAAGTTCAATTCACGGCGTGAGCGATCGCTGTTACATTTCGTCCGCTCGCTGATCGCTCGCCTGATGGATTGTAGGAAGCTTGTAAAGAGACTGCTTTTTCAAAGTCCCTTCTTAATACAGAACCGACCCTATTATGTTCTCCCTCCTGTTGATAGGCAGAAACGAGATCCTTGAAGAGCCATTCAATAAATCTAGGATACACCTTCATCAGCCTTTCTTTCTTTGCTCGGTTCTGGCACTGTGGCGCAAATTCATAGAACAACTGCAGACGGCATATTGCCGGGCTCATCTTTGTGATTTCAGTGGCCACTTCTACCAGGCGATCGCTTTTCCAGGGTTCGTTACTGGTGCTGGCTCCGGCCTGTTCCATCAGCGATCGAAAGCAATAGCGGTCTAAGACTGCCTTTCGCTTCTTGCCTTTGAGTCCTTCGATCTGCTGGGCCAGGTCGGGGTAAAGCTTCTGCAATCGCATCAGCGAGGGCTGCCGCCGGGTCACTACTGCCATTTCTAGGTACGAGTAGATCGCTGCTCGGGTTTGGCGATCGCCAGTCTTGGCCCAAAACTCTTTTTTGCCCGACTGTATCCACTGTCGTCCTGCCCCTAAGGCGCGTTTGAATTGCTTCAGCGATCGATTGCGAACAGTCCGGTTCTGGTGGCTTTTGTCGGTAGAGTAAACCCTTTTAAGCAAGGGCTTGCCGTCCTTCAGGAATTGCTCTAGTGGGTAACAGGCCGCTATGAGTGCAACCTGTGTAGTGTCGTTGATACTCCAGTTGTTGAGCACCTGGCGATAGAAGCTGAAATCTTCCGAGTTTAGAAGGTCGTTGCATTCGCACTCTACCGAAAAAGTCAGTCTCTCCAGTGAGCAGATTTGTACTGCAAGCTGTCTGGAAAATTCGCTAATGCCTCTGCCGGTCGTTACCTCCGGTACTCGGGTTGCTTTGGGGTGCAATAGTTCCTCCCCTGCGATCGCTCGCCAGATGGCTGGGGGCTTCGGTTCCATCCATACCCTGCTCATGCTCTTGGCGTTGTGCAGTTCAGGGCACTCATACACCAGCCGCGATCGCAGTTGGTTGATTAGGGCAGTCCGCTGTTTAGTCAGGGCCTGCAGACTCCGATACTTCTCTTTGATTTCAATCGCATCTATGCTCACGAATGCCTTGTGATTTTGCCGCCGCAAGTGCTTTAGCCCAAAGGCGGCGATGACTGCGGCATCTTCTCGATCGGCTTTGTTCAAGATACCGTTTTCTTTGGCATGGTTGCGGATCCGGATCCCGGTGGCACCTAAGACGACTTTTCCTTGTCGTCTTAGGTGCTCCACAAAAATCTTGTGGTCTGAGCCGGTGGGTTCCAAAACAAAAACCTGACTCAACCTGGCCAGGGCGTCTAAGTCGGCCTGCGAGGTACCGAAGTTTTGAGGCTGATAACTGCGGGCAAATTCTAGCAGGTCTGCTGGTTCCTCCTCTAGGTGGCAAGCGGTTGCCTTGCCGCGACTGATATCTAGTCCAACAATTCCAGTGATCATGGCTGCACCTAATTGAATAGTTCAGCTACTATCCCGATATTCTGTAAAGGCGGCTGCCGTCGGCGTCGCCCAAATCGACCCTTAAGCATGGGTAGCTGAGTTGTGAAAACGCAAGCTGACCTTCATTACGGGAAGGCAGCGCAAGCTGACCCTGATTCTGTCAGGGTCGTTATGGTTGCCCCTTATATAAGGAGGTCAGCTTTGCGCTTTGCGGGGGTATGGTGGCCTCCCGCGACCCCGCAAGTGTGCGGGGTTTCGCGCCTGGCCAGGGCGACTCATCAGGCGGGTGGGTCAAGCTAAGGTTTCCTGCAGCTTTCGGGCTGTTGTGCTGGGGTCGTCAGTTTGCTCTATGAGTAGGTGGATCGTTATTTTCATGGCTGCTTTCTTCCTTCTTGGTTGGGGGTGGGGCAAAGAGACTGTCTTCGTTGAGCTCGAAGTAATACGACGTTTCTTCTGGGGTCATATTGAACTCGGCCTGGTTACCTAACTCGATCAGGGTCAACACTTCGGGGGTGTTGGTCTTTTCAGCGATCGCTTTGGCCAGGTTGGCAATGATGCTTTGCACGATTTCATCAGAGCTTTCGTGATCGCCGTCGCTTTGGCTGGTGATCCATAGCGCGGTCTGGAGGTAGCTTATTAGAACAAAGGCTCTGCCGGGGGTGGTTTCGAACTCGATCACGTCTGAACTGCGGGCGAGCCTGTCAATGATTTCGCTGGGGGTCATGGCTAAAACCTATAGGGTTCATGGTCTGCCGGTGGTCCCCAGGGGTCGGGGTCTGCCGGTGGGGGTGCTCTCCAGGTCTGAGCCCGTGGGGCTGCCTGGGCTGCTCTGGCCTCGGCTTCTTTAGCCTGGCATTCTTCTACGATCGATTTGATCTCAACCTGCATGCTGTCTAGGACAATCTCGGCGAATCTGGGGGAAGTGATGAATCGCCCCTCTATCAGGCCGGTCTGCGGGTTGTAGGCTAATTTAAAGCCTGCCTGTCGGGTTATTGCTCCTGGGATGTTTTCGGGGTTCTGGGGGCTGTGGGTGAGGTCTGACATGCTTGGCTTTTGTCTAAGCTTTTGGCGATCGCTTCCAACTCGGTAAGGATTTCTGCTAAGTGCTCGTCCGTGGGTCGCCACTGCTCCAACATTTGCTCAATGCTGGCCAGGCGTTGAATGACGTCTGCATAGGTGAGGGTGGCCGCCGTTTTTAAGTCGTAGGCCAGGGCCTCTAGCTCGTCGGCTAATTCCTGTCGGTGATGGTGGGTGATCGTCATCATGGGATTTCTGAGATAATGGTTTAAGGGCAGGTGGTGGCCTGCCCGGCTTTGATTGAGTGGTAGCTTCGGCTTTAGTTTCTTTGCTGTTGGTAGCTTCGGCTTTAGTTTCTTTGCTGTTGGTGGCATGGCTCCCCAGTGTAGTGCTGGGGGGCTTCACCGTTTTAGGGGGCGCTGTTGCGCAAACTTTTCCCTATAGGGGGGGAGTGCTGCCATGGTCCCCGGTCCCTCGGCCTGGCCTGTTAATCAGGATCTGAGTTGTTTTGCGATCGCTTCTACTGCGGTCCTTAGGCCGATTGAAACCATCCGCTCGGTGGTTGAGTAGTTTGGATTGCTAATGATTACGCTGTCTAAATATTCCAGATCCGCTAGACAGCGATTCAAGATTTCCTCTAGCTTTGAGTGCGTCTTCTCAGTCTGTCCTTGAATGCCTACCCAATGACTTGTCAGGACGTTTCGGACTGAAGGATTCGCCTGGGCGTAAGCTTCCAGGCAGACTCGTGCCATAGCTCGCCCTGCGAATCGGGCTTCTATCTTGTGGGTTTGCAAGTTAACGATTCCAATTGGCAATGGTTTCTCTAGATATTCCGCAACTTTAATGGGCTCTGATAATTCGGACATGGTGGTGCTCCTTTGTGTAGAAAAGGCGATCGCCCAAAAACAGCAAAAGGGCGATCGCACTGTCTCCTTAACGGTGGTTGCCGCCGGTAGTGAGCCGGAAGATTGCGGGTTGAATCTCTGCAACTGCACAGCAACCGAGAAAAGGCGCGGTGACGAGTGATGTTCAGTGGTGCGCCCATTCAAATGCTCCAACATTTGCGGTAATATTGCAACAGTATTGTAACTATGTCCCAACATGAATGATTTTGTGGCGCTAAGTTTCCGCTTGGAAAAGATGGGGATTTGTTGGGAATTTGTAGAATAAGACTGTCTCCCTCCTATGGAAAATATGAACGTGTCAGACACTCGTATCGGCTCAAGTGAGTTTGGGGATTATCAATATGCCCGTTTTGTTTTTTGGGCATTTCTGGAGCGGCAAAGTAAGGGAGCATTCTTGCGCAATGTGGCAGTTGCTCGCACTGAGGCGAATGCTTCAAATATCTCAGCTGCAGCGGAATATTACTGTAAGCTGTACGGCTTTGAGTCTCCTGAGGAGTTGTGGTGCGCCGTGCTACAGGCTGACAGCGACGGAATTTCTGTCGCTGAGTTGCATCGCCGTTTGCAGCTTGATGCCGTTGATCGGGGTGGGGATCTGTCGTTGTCTCCTAAGGCAAAGCCCAAGCGGTAAAGTGAAAATGGTTTATTCCTGTCTTCCACTTCCCTTACCTGTCAAGGGAAGTGATTTTTTTGGGCATCCTTTAGCCAGAGCTGAGGCAGGGGCGATGGGCGAATCCTGGTTAGAGTATGGTGGGGCCTTCGACGATCCGGTTACCTGGGGTGAGCTAGCCTGGTATGCGATCGCCTCGGGGGTGCTCTGGTGGTGGTGCCGGTGGGGTAGCAAGGATTGATTGCGATCGCAGGTGCGCGTCCCCACGCGCCTGGGCGCGCCTGAATCGACTCCCCGGGGTCCCCTCCCCTTGTGCGAGTTGTGGTGTGATTAAGGGTCACGCAAAATTTTTTGTTCTGGGGAGCGTTAGCAGCCTGCACTATGCCCACACCTGAGAGTCTAAGGGTTGCCATGTTTCAGGGGTGCGATCGCTGCTGCTGCCGGTGGGCGCGGTGCGGCTAGCGTTAGCAGCCTGCACTATGCCCACACCTGAGAGTCAGTGCATTAACGTCGCTGGTTCGGGCTGGGGTCTGGGGCGCTGCCCCAGATGAATAGGCGAAGCAACCTTACAGACAACCCGAAAACCCAGGTTGTAGTTCCTGTAGCCGATCCAGCTGGCGCGACGATACGCCGACCGGCAGTGCCACGGATTGTTAAACCAGGACCCGCCACGAATTACCCGCAGGGATCCATCTTCATCTTCTACCCAGGCGCTGCCATCTGCCGGGGCCTCTTCTCCATAGCCATCATGCCAGTGGTCCAAACACCACTCCCACACATTTCCGTGCATGTCGCACAGACCAAAAGCATTGGCCGGAAATTTCCCCACCGTGGTGGTTTTTCCTTTGTTGCCATAGTTCGCCACTTCCGGGGACAGGGTTTCCCCGAAGTGGAATGGGGTGGTAGTACCAGCGCGACAGGCGTATTCCCATTCAGCCTCACTAGGGAGCCGATAGGTCCGTCCGGTGTAAACCGAGAGGCGGTCACAAAACTCCACCGCTTCATACCAGGAAACTATTTCTACCGGGCGGTTATCGCTTTTAAAGTGAGACGGGGTCGGGTCCAGATCACGGTTTATAGCGGGCAATCCAGCTACGAAACGCCATTGAGCCTGGGTGATCGGATACTTGCCCATCAAGAACG